ATGCCGCAGAAATTGGTCTGGTCCGAGCCAAGAGACACCAGGTTGAAACGGCTGCGCCGTGAAGGGTGCTCATGGGATATGATCGCCGCGGAACTTGGCGTGAGCCGTAATGCCGCCATCGAGCGGGGCCGGCGGGTCGGCGCCCGTCTGCCGCCGCCGGAGCATGTGCCGGCGCCCGAAGACCCCGATCGTCCGCCGCTTGCGCCGGGGCATCCGATCAGTTGGCAGATACTAACCGACGGCACCTGCCTGGCCGGCGCGCCGTATTGCATGGCGCAAATTTAGCCGCGTCTGACCGCCAGAGGGGAACGAGATGACCAAGTCAGCCATGAATTCGGCGGTGATGACGCGCGGCGCGACTGAGCGCGTGGATGCCGACTACGTGATCTATCGGCTGGAAGAAGCCGGGCGGACCCTGCTGGCGCTGCCGGGAACCGGGTTCAGCACGCGCATGCGTGCGGGATCGCTGGAGATCATGCGGGCGGCGCTGGAGAATTACGCCAGTGATGAAAAATCCGTGCGCCCGGCCGTGCCGTCGGCCGCCCGGATCAGCCGGATGGACGAGGCCTTGCAGTGGATCTCGCTGATTCCGCAGGACCGCTATGTGCTGCGCCGGATCGTCGGCGCGCGGGCCCTGGTGAGCCCGGTCACCGACCGGCATCTGTTCAGTTGGCGCCGGCTGGCCGGCGTGCTGGGTGCCGACCACAAGGCGGTGCAGCGCTGGCATGGGCAAGGCATTGACCTGATCGCCGGTCTGATCAACCGGGGCGTGGCTGACCTGGCTTAAGGGCGGCGCAGGCTGACCTGCGCGCGGCAGCGCGGGGTGGTGTAGACCCCGTCGAACCCAAGCGGCGTCAGCGTGCCGTCGAGGGTGAGGGGGAACGGTTTGTGGTCGGCGTCGGTATTCGGCAGGGTGCCGTGCAAGGTGCCATCGGCACCAACCGTGCCGGAAATCACCAGCGCCCCGTCATTTGGGGCAAAGGCGAACTCGTGGCCGCGCCGGGTGAGCGTCGCGGAGGAGGGTGGGCCGCAGCCAGGCCCGCCTTCCGGGGTGACAGTGCCGGTCCATCGATCCGGTGACAAGCTGCCGCAGCCGGACAGGGCAAGGCCCAAGGCCATCCCCCTCGCCGCTCTGCACAGGTCGTGGGCCAGGGTTCAGGCGCGCGTCAAGGTGACGCGGGCGACGCCCCGGCCGAGAATGCCGAGTTCTCGTGCAGCGGCCTCGGACAGGTCGATGACCCGTTTCGCCGATCCTTGGCGATCGTTGATGATGACAATGACGGACTGGTTGGTATCCTCGACAGTGACGCGTACCCGGGTGCCGATCGGTAGCCAGGGGTGTGCCGCGGTGAGCGCGGTCTCATCGTATGGGACACCGCTGCTGGTTCGCCGCCCTCGCCAGGCCCGGCCGTACCAGGATGCGATGCCGGAGGCGATGATGTCACCAACTGTTCCGGTATCAAGACCGATTGTCATCTGGGGAGCGGAAGATAGCGCACCGGCCTGTGCCACCGGAGCGCGTGCTCGGCTGCGCCGACGCGCGGTATAGGTGCGCAGCGATCCTGGCGACTTCACGCCGGGCGAGCATGACGTGGCGTTTGCTTTCTTAACCGCGGCAATCGGCCGTGGCACCGCGGCGGTGCGTGGCAAATCCTTCACATCCTGCGATGCGGCATTCGCGCCGTATAACGGCACCGCCGCGCACAGCACGGAGGCAACCACTCCATGAAACAAAGTACTGCTAATTCGCCGTCCCGATAGAAACCGCGGCGAGCGCACGACAGCAGGACGAGCAGAACAACAGACTGGTCTTCGGTCTGACACAGGTATCGAGCCCCCCGGATTTCCCGGTAATAGGACGACGTGTTTGGCCAAACGTCAATAGAGGGTCAAATTCAGTGCGCTCGACCGGGCACGGTATTGTCGGTGAGCAGGGAAATCATTAAGGAAGTAGAAATAATTTTGAATCATCAAGAAGATAACTGGCGCGCTTGCAATGTCGTGCCGGTACCGCATAGACCGGTGCGGTGGTGCATGGAACAAAATCTTCGAAGCGGAGAAAAGTTTCTCTTGCCCAAACGCCCCGGTTTCGCCTATGTTTTTTCATATGATGGCGATGTAGCGCAGGCGAGACCTGCTATCCCGCCCGCCAAGCCCCGCAGTGAATATTCGGAAGTCTTGCATTCAATGGACGATGAGACGTCGTGCGGCCCGGCTGACGATCCGGGATCGTCATCGGAGAAGCTGTTGCCGCTGGCCATTCTGCTTGCATTGATGCGCGAGAAGTGGGCCGCGGGCGACGGTGACGGTGCTGCCGAACTGGCGCGCGCCGCCGCCCCTTATCTGCATCCGAGACGTGCCAGTGTGGCAGCGTTCGCGCCTGTTGACGTGGAGTTGCACCGCGCTTCCGATGCCGAGCTCGCACGACGACTCGCACTTGTTGCGAACGGAACGGCGGTTGCGCCAGGAGATCCGCAGCTCGCTGATTGATTGGGCGTGCTTTGCCCTTGCGCCGACCGGCTATCAGCCGGCATCCCATCATCGCAAGCTGATTGCCGAATTGTCGGCTGTCAGCGCCGGAGAGACGGACCGGCTGATGGTGCTGATGCCGCCGGGTTCAGCGAAATCGACGTACGCCTCGGTGCTGTTCCCGGTCTGGTGGTTCACGCAGCATCCGTCCAGCGCGGTGATCGCCGCATCGCACACGGCCGACCTCGGCGCGCATTTCGGGCGCCAGGTGCGTAACCTGATCGCCGAGCACGCGCCGCGGCTGGGGTATGGGCTGGCGCGTGACCGGCGCGCCGCGGCAAGCTGGCAGACCACGCAGCGCGGCTTCTATCACAGCGTGGGTGTGCGCGGCCCGATCGTGGGCCGGCGCGCCGATCTGGTGCTGATCGACGACCCGGTGAAGTCGCAGGCGGAGGCGGACAGCCCGACGCACCGCGAGCATGTTTGGACCTGGTATCGTTCCGATCTGATCCCACGGCTGAAGCCAGGTGGGCGGATCATTCTGGTGATGACCAGGTGGCACGAAGACGATCTTGGCGGGCGCCTGCTGAATACGCCGGAGACCTGGCGGCGCCTGGTGTTGCCGGCACTGGCGGAGGATGACGACCCGATCGGGCGGGCACCCGGCAGCCCGCTTTGGCCGGAATGGGAAGACGGCGAAGCGCTGGCGCGCAAGCGGGCGGCGATTGGCGAACGGGCCTGGGCGGCGTTGTTCCAGCAGCAGCCGCGACCGCTGAGCGGCGGCCTGTTTCGCAGCGATCGGATCGGCATCTGTGAGCACGAGCCCTCGAGCATCATGGGGGCCGTGCGCGCCTGGGATCTGGCCGCCACGGCACAGACCGATGGTCGTGATCCGGATTGGACCGTTGGCGTCAAGCTGCTGCACGAGGCCAGCGGCAGGTTCGTGGTTGCCGACGTGGTTCGCCTGCGCGGCGGACCACACGAGGTGGAGGAAGCCATCGTCAACACCGCGCAGCGCGATGGGGTGGGTGTGGTGATCGGTCTGCCGCAGGACCCCGGCCAGGCTGGCCGGGCGCAGGTGCTGTATCTGACGCGGCGTCTGGCAGGGTTCCGGGTTTCCGCTTCGGCTGAATCCGGCAGCAAGGCGACGCGGGCGATGCCGGTGGCCTCGCAGTGCGAAGCCGGCAATCTGGCGCTGGTGCGTGCCGGATGGAATGGCGCTTTCCTGGAAGAGCTGGCCGCGTTCCCGACCGGTGCCAAGGATGACCAGGTGGATGCGCTGTCCCGCGCCTTCGCGATGCTGGTCGCGGCGGCGCCGCCGGCGCGGCAGATCAAGCTGTCGCTGCTGCCGCGCTGACGCGCTTTTTTATGCAGGTGCAATTTGTTCGCTACCATTACGGCAACGGTGCCACAGGATCGCGATTATCCGCCGCGGGCATGGCGACTGGACTGTCTGCGGCGGGTACTGAATGGCACGCTGTACGATAAACTGCCCTATCAGTTCCATCAGGAACGCAAGGGCGCAGACAATGATGGCGAATATATCCCGATCGCCGCGCGCCAGCCGTCGGTTCGTTATGGCCTGTGCCGGATGGTGGTGGAGGACAGCGTCAGTCTGCTGTTCGGGGAAGGCCGATTCCCCGGCATCACCTGCGACGATGATACGCTGCGCCGGGTGCTGGGCGACATCGTAGCCGAAACGATGCTGAATCGGGTGATGCTGGATGCGGCGTTGCGTGGCTCGATCGGCTCGGTGGTGATCCTGATGCGGGTGCTGCGAGGCAGGCTGTTTTTCGAGGTGATGGATACGCCGTACCTGACGCCACTATGGCAGCGCGAGGCGCCGGACACGCTGGAGACGGTGACAGAGCGGCGCAAGGTGCGTGGCGCGCTGTTGCGCGACCAGGGCTACGACATCTCCGACGACGACTTGACCGCGGATTTCTGGTTCATCCGGTGCTGGGACGCGACAGAGGAAATCTGGTTCGAGCCGCTGCCGGTGACCGCGGTTGGTGTTCCGCCGCGGCGCGATGCGGTGCGGTCAGTCGCCCATAATCTGGGCTTCGTGCCGATGGTGTGGATCCGGAACCTGCCAGGCGGTGACGATATCGACGGCGCGTGCACGTTCCGCCTGGCCATCGAAACCAATATCGAAATCGACTACCAGCTCTCGCAGGCCGGGCGGGGTCTGAAATACAGCTCCGATCCGACCCTGCTGCTGAAGGAGCCGGCAACATCGGATGGCAACCTGGTGCGTTCCGCCAGTAGCGCCATCGTGGTCAGTGCCGACGGCGATGCGAAGATGCTGGAGATCAACGGCACCGCTTCATCCGCGGTGATTGAATATGTGCGCACCTTGCGTGAGCTGGCATTGGAAACCGTGCATGGCAATCGCAGCAATGCCGATCGCGTCTCGGCGGCGCAATCCGGGCGGGCGATGGAACTGCTGTATGCGCCGCTGATCAGCCTGGCCGACAATCTGCGGGTGAGCTACGGCCAGGATGCGCTGTTGCGGCTGGTGCGGATGGTGATTGCGGCGTCGCACATCTATCCGCTGAAGGTGTTCGGCCAACCGATCGCCGCCTTGCCGCAAGGTCAGCGTCTGTCACTGAAATGGGGACCCTGGTTCAGCGCCACCTACGCCGACAAGACCCAGCAGGCCCAGGCGATCGCCACGGCCCGCACTGCGGGGGTTATGAGTACCCAAACCGCGGTGAGCGAGTTGGCGCCGAATTACGACGTGGCCGATGTGGCGAATGAACTTGCCCGCATCGGCCGGGACGGCTCCGGCCCGTTGCCGGAAAACTCGTGAGAGCTCAGGGGAATGATGTCCGATACCCAAGCCACGCCCACCGACGCACCGGATGATGACGCCCCGGTAGAGATTGCCGACAAGCCGCGCGAACCGACACCGTACGAAAAGAAGCTGCGCACCGAGGCGCGCCAGCATCGGCTGCGTGCCCTGGAGGCCGAGCGCAGCCGCGACAGCGCGATTGCCGCCGCGCGTGCGGAATCCGAGCGGGCGATCGCCGAGGCGGTGAATGCGGCGAATGAACGGATCGTGCGCGCGGAGTTGAAGGCGCACGCCATCCGCGCCGGCATCGTCGACCTCGATGGCTTGAAGCTGCTTGACCTTTCGGGGGTGAAGCTATCGCCGAACGGGGAAGTGGAGGGCACGGAGGCGCTGATTGCGTCGCTGAAAGCCGCGAAGCCGTACCTATTCGGTGCCGCATCAAGCAGCAGCACCGCGAAGCCGCCATCCGAGCAGACTCCGGAAGCCAAGCACGCCTTGAACATGTCGGCCGAGGAGTGGCGCGTGGCACGCGCCGCGATCCTGAAGCGGCGGTAAAGGCGTCGGAATGGGTTCTAAGGGCCATGCCCTTAGCGGGGTCCAGGGGCAGCGCCCCTGGCCTTCCTTAGCCAGCCCGGGGCTTACCGGGTAACGCATCGCCTATCGGGGCCAGACGCCCAGGGGCTCGCACGCATAGCGAGGACCTTCAATGGGCATCAGTAATTTCCCGGCTTCCCTGCAGCCGATGATTCAGCAGGGCTATCTGGACCGGCAATTCCAGGACGCGTTGCAGTCGCGGCTTGGCTACCGCGCGGTGGCCGATCGCGAAAAATTCGCCATCGGCATCGGTGAAACGCTGACCAAGACACGGCCGGGCCTGAAGCCCAGCGTTACCACGCCGCTGGCCGCCTCGACCAACACCAATCTCGATAACGGTCTGACGCCGAGCTACGAGAGCGTCGAGCAGTACACCATCACCATCAACCAGTATGCTGCCACCACCGACCTGAATACGGTTACCACGCGGGTCGGCATCGACAGCCAGTTCATGCTCAATGCCGCGATCAACGGCGAGCAGGCGGCACGCAGCCTGGATGAGCTTGCCCGCAATGCGCTGTTCGCCTCCTATTTCGGCGGCAACACGCGGGTGACCACAACATTGGCGAGTGCGGGTCCGACCGTGCACGTAGATGATGTCCGCGGCTTCCAATATGTGTATGGGTTTGCCGGCCTCGGCACCATCGCCACCGGTTCGGCCTCGCCGACGATGCAGGCGGTGTCTTCGACCAGCCCGATGACGGTCACGGTCGGGTCGAACGTCTACACGCTGGTGAGTGTCGCGGTGGACGCGGTGAGTACCTCCACCACGCCGAGCGGGGTTTCCGGTACGCTGACCTTCTCCGGCAATGTCAGCGTTTCCGATGGCACGGCGACCAACACGGTGCAGGCTTCGAATGCCAGTGTGGTGGTGCGCCCGTCGTCTCGCGGCAACACGGCCTTGCTGCAGGCCACCGACACGCTGACCATGTCGAACCTGCTGGACGCAGTGGCGAAACTTCGGCTGAACGCCGTGCCCGAGATCGACGGCAACTATAATTGCTACCTCGATCCGGTGTCCGCCCGGCAACTGTTTTCCGATCCGGACTTCAAGCAATTGTTCCAGGGTGCGACCTCCGCCAACGCGGTGTTCCGCCAGGGCATGACCAACGACTTCCTGGGTCTGCGCTTCATGCCGACCACGGAAGCCTATGTGCAGCCGCATCCGTCGATCGCCAATCTGAATGTGCGGCGGCCGATCATTTGCGGGCAAGGTGCACTGATCGAGGGCGACTATGCCGGCATGGCCGCGCCGGAAGTGGCGCCGGCGGACAGCATCATCAGCCTGATCGATGATGTTGTGATGGTGACGCGCGAACCGCTGGATCGGTTGCAGCAGATCATCGCGCAATCCTGGTATTGGATCGGTGGCTTCTGCACGCCGTCGGATATCAATACCAACCCGACGACGATCCCGACCGCGACCAATGCCGCCTACAAGCGCGCGGTGATGATCGAGCATGTCGGCTGACCATGGCCCGCATCCCTGCGTCTCCGAAGGTGGCCGAACCACCTTCGGCGGGGGCGGCCTATGGAACACCCACGGCGGATTTCCGGGTGCCTGGGCAGAACGGGCTGGTTGAGTTCCGGGCCGGCCGGCGCATCCGCGTGGAGGCATCCGTGCGCGCGATGCTGCCGGCCGATGCACCGATTGAATGGGAGACGAAATGATGGCGGTGTATGATCAGGACCAGCCGGCCGCCGGTCCGATGGTGGTCGGCGGCATTCAGGCGGTGGCGACCGCGACCGCACTGAAAGCTGTAGCACCGGCGAACAGCGTCTATGTGTTCAACAGCGCCTATGGCTTTCATTGGGGGCAGGGACCAATCGCATTCCGGCGCGGCTTTGCCTACACGCTCGATGCACGGCTGAAGGCGGCGCTGCTGGCGGCCAATGCACCGATGGCGGCGGCCTGACATGCCGATCGGTAGCACCCAGCCTTTTCGGCCCGCCGGCACGGTGACCGTGGCCTGCGGCACGAGTTCCGTCAACGGCAGCTTGATTGGCGCCGGCGAGGCGGTACTGGTGTTCAACGCAACAAGTTCGGTGGCTTTCATCACCTTTGGCACCGACCTGACCGTGGTCGCCACGGTCGCTGCCGGCACGCCGATTCCGCCCGGGGCAAGATTGCTTGTTCATGCCGGGGAATATGCCCTGACCTGTGCCGCCGTCCTCGCGAGCGGCAGCGGCAACCTGTATTTCACGCGCGGCGACGGGACGGTCTACTGATGACAACAGCACCGTTCTTCACTGGCTGGCTGGCGCAGGGCACCGGCACCGGCAACGGCTTTATCGAGAACACCGCAAGCGGCTACGCGCGCCAGCCGGTTATTCTCTCTGCCCTGTTCAATGGCCAGACACAGATGGTCGGCGGCGTTACTTTCAGTGGCGGGTTGAACCCCCTGATCGTGTCACAGCGGGCGCTGTATGACGCGGCCAATGGCGGCAACCTGATCACCTGGTGGCCGCTGGCGGCACCGGTTTCGGTGCCGGCCTACGGGACCGACACCTTGGCGGCCGGATCCTTGGCGCATCGGTTTCCCGATCTGGCCTACGCCAGAGGGGCATCGGTGGTGCTGTGGGTGGCGGGGAGCCAGATCGGCGTGACCGAGACGGGTGCCCCGATCACCGCCGGTGTGGCGCTGGCCTGCGCGGCCGGCGTGCTGGAGGCGAGTTCGGCCGCAGGGCTGGGCGGCGGCGGCGGCAGTGCCGGCTTCCCGGGTGGCACTGGCCTTGCGAGCGCCAGCGGCACCCTGGTGACGGTGGGGTCGGGCCTGGCCTTGTCGGGCGGGGTGCTGAGTTCCAGCGGCACCCTTTATACGTTCGGCAGCGGCCTGACAAATGTGTCCGGCACCGTATCGGTGAACTTCGGCACTGCCGCCGGCACCGCGGCGCAAGGCAACGATGCAAGGTTCGCGCTGGCGTCGTCGGCACTGCAACCGGCGGCGCTGCCGAGTGCCACCGCCGGCCAGCTTTATGGCGGCAGTGGTGCTGCCGGGGCAGCGGCAGCGGTTGCCGTCGGCACCGGGCTCAGCCTGTCGGGCGGGACGCTGACGGCAACCGGCACGACGCTGACAATCCCCAATTCCGGCATCATTGGCGGCAATGGCAGCACGCTTACAAGTGTGGCCGTAGGTTCCGGCCTGTCGCTATCCGGCGGGACCCTGACCGCCACAGGTGGCGGTGCGGCATCGAATAGTGTCAGCACGATCTATACCGCGTCCGGCGCGATTGCACCGGCCGACAGTTTTTCGCTGCTGAACGGAACCACCGCACTTTCGATGACCCTGGCGAACGGATCCGTGGATGGACACCCGCTGATCATCAACAATTACGGATCCGCTGCGTCAACGGTGACCCTGAATCTCGGTGGCAATTCCGGAACCGTGGTGACGTTGGCTGCCAACACACCAACCCAGCCTGGCGGTGCGACATTGAACGTAACCTGGAACGCTGCCCTCTCGACCTATCTGCTGACCGCGTAAGGAAAAGCAAGATGATGCGCAAAATTCGGCTGGCGGCGGCTGCCGCTTTGGCGCTGGCGCCTGGCTTTGCGTCGGCGACCGTTCTGCCTGGCCCGATCAGCGGCGATGTCGGCGGGATCACCAACCTGGAGTGCGCCGCGCCCACGGTTACCGCCGCGGCTTACACGGCGGGGAATGTGGTGGGCGGACTGGTGACCCTGCCGAACATTTTCGGGCCCAAGAACAGCGGCGTCATCGAGAGCGTGCAGATCAACTTCAAATCGGCGCAGACCGCGGAATTCGACGTGTCGTTCTTCAAGGCGCAGCCGTCGAACAGCACCTTTACCGACCACGCCGCCCCGGCGATTGCCGCGGCCGATGCGTTCTCCGTGCTGCCGCTGCTGCAACTGACCAACCCGAAATCCGTGCTTGGCACCGAGACCACCTATGGCCAGTCGGGCCTCGGCACCGCGCTGAACACAGGATCGACGTCGCTGTGGCTGGTGGTGACCACGCCGGGCACGCCAACGCCGGCCAGCACCTCCGACATGCAGGTTTGTGTCACTGTCCTGGCGGATTAGCCCCGATGAAGATCGCCCTGGTTGTGACGTCGGCGCTGCTGTTGGCCGGAGCTGCGCATGCTGAGGCGCCTGGCCGGCGCGCCTTTCTGTATCCGGGTCCGCTACCGGTTCTCAGTTTCACGACACAGCCGGACAGTACCGGCTTGCAGGTCTATCAGAGGTCGGCCCAGGCGGGCGGGTTGCTCAATCTCGGTCAGGCGGCGATCCCGCTCGGGCTGATGGTGAGCGGCGGTACGGCGCGGACTGTCGAGTGCATGGCGGTGGATTCCACCAGCGGTGCAGCGGTCACCGGCTGGAATAGTGCTGCCACCCAGGTGTCGGGGAGTGTCACTTTCACCCATACGGTGCCGGCGCGCAAAGGCTGGAACCGGGTGCAGTGCCGCGCCAATGGCGACAGCCGCACCATCGTGAAGAGCAATGCTTTCGGCGTTGGCCGGCTGATGGCGGTGTGGGGTCAATCCGAGGCGGAGGGCATGATCACCTCGCTCGATACGTCGGGCGCGACAATTACCGGCACCGGTGTCACCGTCGGCAGTTTCGGCACGATCAATGCCTGCATTACCGACGGATCGAAAGCCTGGACCAACAAGTGCATCGGCTGGGGCTATCCGTCCAACAGTTCCGCCGTCTACACCTCCACCGGCGCGGCGCAGTTGCTGAATTATTGCGTGGCCGACGCCGGCGTGAATTGTGCCGTTGTCGGGTTTGCCAACCCGGGCCAGTACCTTGGGACATTCGTTCCGGGGCAGGCGAACTACACCTCGCTGGCCGCCAACCTGGCAAGCGTCGGTGGCGCGTGGGAAGTGATGGGCGGCTGGATCGGCGCCAGTGATTCGCTCAACAAGACATCGACGTCGACGTTCGAAAGCCAGTTGTCGCAGGCCTACCTCACCGCCTCCACAGGGCTGAAGGCGCTGAATTCATGGGCGGGACCGCAGCTTTACGTCAACAGCCATCTGCAGCCCCTGGTGAACACGCTGTTCGGCAATTATCAGGACGTGCTGGGCATTCGCACGGCCTACCAGGCCTGGGATGCGTCAAACGGGGCGACCTACGTCACCCAGGCCGATACCAACATCAACAGCCCATCTGGGCCGGAGATGACGCTGAATGGCTACCTGTATGCCGCGGCAAACTGGGCGCGGGCGTTCCGCGCCAACCTTTCCGGCGGTGTAACCGATGCCGGTCCGACCTTGGGGACCACCGGGACACTCAGCGGCACCGTGATCACCATTCCGATCACGCAAGCGAATGGCACAGACCTGGTCTGCACCGGCAATTGGTGGCAGCGGTTTGGGGTGTTCGATCACGGCCAGCCGGCGACCGCCGGCTACCCGCCGACCGGCGGGACCTGTTCGGCCAGCCAGATCACGCTGACCCTGCCGGCAGTGCCTGGGGGGCCGGTCGATGTCTATTTCATGATCGTTCCGTCCGGGCAGACCACCAACAACACGATCATGGTGTATGACAATAATTCCGGCGACGACGGCATTTCCTGGGGGCGGCCGCTGACTGAAAACAGCACGGCCATATTGGTTGGAAATACCACTTCGGCGCAGCTCGCTATGGATATCGTGCAAGGTGCGCATGCTGGCACGCCGATCGCGGTGACCGGCAGCTATTACGGCACCGGTTATACGCCGACCGCGGTGGATTATCAGGTGAATTGCACCGGCGCCTGGACCGCCGCAACCGGCGTGGCAACGGTGAATGGTCACTGGGAAGCCACCACCGGCAGCATCGCCGCAGCCGCAACCGGCCAGACGCTTTGCGTGCGGGATCACACCACCAACACGATCAGCGTCGCCTCGCTGCCGTTCGCGGTGAATGCCGCCGGCGGCACCGTGGTGACGTTTGGCGGCGGCCTTTCCTATGACACCAGCACGCCGAAGTTCGGCACTGCCGCCGCCAATGGTGGTTCAACCTATGACACGACGATGTTGGGGCTGGTTGCCAACACCTTCCCGGGGACTATCGAGGCCTGGGTCAAGGCTTCGTCGGCCGGCACGGTCACGCAGGCGATTATTGGCGGCACCGAGATTTGGCTGGGGATGAATAATGCGGGGAAACTGACCTGCGAGGTCGGTAATTCCGCGGGAGCGCCCGCGATCACGCCGACTGTGATTGATGACGGCAACTGGCACCATGTGTTTGCCACCTGGTGGGCGGGCACGCTGTATTGCGGTGCTGACGGTGCGGTGACGTTTTCCGAAACGGTATCAGGCTTCAGCGTCAACCCGGGAAAATCCAACGCAGCGTTCGCCATTCGCCAGTTCGGCACCACCGGCGGCACGGCGGTGTTCGGCGGCGAGATCGACGAAGTCGCGACCTGGGCGATCCCCAAATATATCGGCGCCTACACCGTGCCGACCGCGCCCTACACCGGATCGGAAAGCGGTTTGATCATGGTCTGTCACCTGGATAGCACGTCGGTGTGCGTGCAATGAGCGGCACTGTTGGTACATTCGTTGAAGCCGACAAGGTCGATGTCCGGCGCTTTTGCGGCTATCCCGCCTATGGTGCCGGGCCGGCCGGGTTTCAGGGTTGGCGGTTTTTCCAGGCGTATGGGTTGCTGGAATACCGCCTGAACAATCTCGATCCGACGGAAGTCACTGTCGTGCAGTCGTACCTGACTTCGCTGCGGCAGTTGGAGAGCGCCATTCCCGGTGCCGGGGCCAATCTGGACACCGACCAGGCCGCGGTGTGGACACACAACAAGAACGAAGTGGCGGACCGCATGGCGCTGTTCGATGGCTGGCGGCGTCGGTTGTGCGGCTTCCTGGGCGTGCCGGCCGGGCCGGAGCTTGGCGACGGCGGCGTGCGCCTGGTGGTATGATGGTGGAATTCGCCACTATACAGGCCAAGGTACAGGCCAGCTACGGGGTTGCGGCGCGGATACTTGGAACCCAGGCGCAACAATACCGACCGTTCAATCCTATGGACCCGGTGGGCGGGGCGGCGCTGCTGGGCACTTTGAATGTCGCCTTCGATTCCGAACCGGCATTCCCGCTGTCGCGGCCGGCGAAGCCAGGCCAGGCAATCTTCTACCTGCTGGGCGATGCCGCCGGCCTGGCGCTCGGCGATTACCTGATTGCACAGGACGGAACGTTCTTTGTCGCGTCGATGGAAAACGTCAAGCCGGCGATGGTGCTGCGTACCAACGCCACGCTGACTTTGGTGCGGCCGCAGACCGGAACATCGGCCGGCACCAACGCGCCCGGGGGAGACAGTACGGCAACGGAGACGACGCTGCTTGCGGGTTGGCCGGCCTGCGTGCTGTCGGCTGGGCGTGGCGATCGCAGCGATGTTGATCTGCCTGGGGATATCCGCATGGGCGGCTGGGAGATTCTGCTGCCACCGACCTTGTCGGTGGACATCCGCAGCGACGACATTCTTGTCGACACCGACCTGCTTCGCCGGGTGGTGATCGAGGCCGAACTATCGCCGACCGGCTGGCGCATCCAGGCGGTGCAGGAGACCACCTGATGGCCGACCTGAGTGATGTACTGAATGCCTTGGTCACGGAGATCGGCGGCATTCTCTATAGCGGCCCGAGTGTCGACGCTGATGGCAACAACCTGCCCTCGCTAGCCGGCCCGGTGGTGAAACTGATGCGCGGAACCCTGGTCGCCAACCTGCTTGATGCCGATCTGCGCGCCGGCGTGGTGAACGTCACCGTCAACGAACGTCACGGGATCGGTCGGCTGACCACCCGGTTCCCGATGGAGTGGAGCCAGGTGTCGATGACAACCGCCACCCTGACCGTGGCGACGTCGGGCGACACGCTGGTGATCGGCGGCAGCGCCGGCGTGGGCCAGGGCATCGTGGTGATCGCCGACGGCCAACCCTACGCCGTTCAGGCACAGGCGAGCGATACGCCGGCGACGCTGGCCGCCGCATTGGCAGCTTTGGTGCAGGTCGATCGGACAGCGTCTGCTTCCGGCGCGACCCTGACGATCCCCGACGTACGCAGCCTGATCGCACGCATCGTGTTGCAGGGCAGCGGGATTTGCCCGACTCGGCAGCAGGTGGCCGGCCTGGTCATCAAGATTTTTGCGCCGACCTTTGCCGCCCGGGACAGCGTGGCCAGCTTTATCGACACCGCGCTGTCGAACATCGTGCGGCTGACTTTGCCGGACACCAGTGTGGCGATGCTTAAATATTCCGGCACCGCCTATGACGACCAGCCGCAGAAGGCACTGACCTTCATTCGCACGCTGGTCTATCAGGCGGAATATTCAACGACGCTCAGCTCCACCGAGACCACGGTAGGGGTATTCGATGCGGTGCTGGCGCCTGGCCCATCCGGCGGTCCACTGGGCGACGTATTTCTAGTGACCGATGTCGGGCCGGCGATCATGCCGCAACCCTCCGATCTGCAGGTGTTCGTGCAGAACGGTACCATTCTGGTCGACGCGTTGGGCAATCCGCAGGTGAGTCTATGATTCCAAGCGCCTCAAAGATCGACTCGTCTCATCATCCTCGGCGAAGGCCGGGGATCCACGCCTTGCTTCAGTGCCGCGGGAAGAAAGGCGTGGGTGGTCGGCCTACGCCGACCATGACCGGTGGGTTCAGTTTTTGGCTGGCTGGGATGAGTGGCCTTCTATGAGCGGCACTTCGGTTTCACTGGCGCAATTTGCGCAGTCGCTGGCGGTGGCCGGTGCCGGCGTTGATATCGCCACCTGGACCGCGACCATCCCCGGGGCCACCGTCGCACGCACCCTGGCCAGCGGATTTGCTGACGCACCCTTCATCGAATGGTTCGGTCTGTGCGGTAACGGCGGCGACGACACGGCGGTATTCAACGCGGCGGTGCAAAGCGGCATTCCGTTTCGGCTTGGGCCGAAGACCTACATCGTGAACGGGTCATGGACAACCGGCACCGCCGCGTTCTTTCTGGTGCGGGGTGTGCCTGGGGTTTCCACCTTACGGCGCCTGCAGGGCGGCACGACGGGGGCGTGGATCGGTCTGGAGTGCCCCATCGTCGATGTCGAGGACGTGATCTTCGATGCCAATGGCACCCAGGTGAAGGCCAATACCTGGAATGTTCTCGTTGATACGACAGTGACGTCGGCCGCGTTCCGGCGCTGCGCCTTTCGCAACAATAGCGGCTCGCTGGGGCGTGGTCTGGCGATCAAGGGCAATCCGGCGGCAACGGTGCCTCATTCGGTTACTGTCGAGGATTGCGAGTTTTCCGGCAATAGCTCGGATGGCTGCGGGGTGTTCCAGGCACAGTCCGTGTCGATTACCGGGTCGCGGTCGTTCAATAATGGCGGCAGCGGGATCGCCGTATCGGTGTTCGGAACGCCAAGTTCCAGCCAGCTCAACCAGCGCCTGCTGATCCAGCGTAACCAGTGCTGGAATAACGCGGTGGACGGCATCAATCTGGGGACGATCGATCCCACCGGGGCGAGCCCGCCGGTCTATAGCCTGGCGACACCATCGGTTGTCACGGCGTCGGTGCTGGATAATATCGTCTGGGCGAACACGTCGTATGGCATCCAGGCTTATGGGGATTACCTCGATATCAGCGGCAACCAGGTGGCGCAGCCACTGCTTGGCCTCGCTGGGATCGTGGTTACCGCGCGCTATTCACGGGTCAGCCGTAACACCTTGAATGTACCCGGCGCCTATATCGGGATCGATTCCGGCGGGTGTTTCGATTGCGATATCGTCGACAACAGCGTGACCGGATCAACCATCGGCATCAATCCCGGCGGGTCGCAGTTCGTGACCGTTGCGGGCAACAAGGTGCGGGGCTGCCAGATCGCGATGTCGGTTTACGACATCGAGGCGGATGGCTATGGCGTGCCGTTCCCGGCCCCGGTGTCGGCGCTGACCATCGAACGCAATACGCTGGTGGTGTCTTCGGGTGGAACAGGGATTTCGGTGCTGGATGGGGGCACCGGCATCGCCATCGTGGAGAACCGGTTCCAGCCTGCCAACAGCAGTGTGACGGCCAACCAGGCGCTATCCTTGCGTTGCGCCGCGACGGTGCTGCGCGGCAACAGTTTCAACGGCACCGATCGGATCGACCTCAATCCGAATGCGCAGAACCTGCTGGAAATTCCCGACGTGTTCGACACCATCCGGGTCCCGGCCGGCGGCCAGATCGTGGATAGCCTGGTGCCGGCAAGCGTGGTGACAAGTTCGGGCCAGGTATCGTACCTGACAGTAACCAATGGCGGCACCGGCTACAGCACCGCCGCGGTCGCGATCGCCGGCGCCGGCAGCGGCGCGCAAGCAACAGCCATGGTCTATGGTGGCAGCGTCATCGGCTTCCGGGTGACCAACAATGGCGGCGGTTACGTGGCGGGAAGCACGACGTGCGTGATCACCGGGGATGGCTCGGGCGCGACTGCCACGGTCGCGGTCGGCACGCCGCTGCAACAGAATCGCCGTATTCGGCTGCTGGTGGAATTGGGCGCGACGGTTCGGCAGAACGGCCAGACCATGAACCAGTTCAACACCACCCAGCGCGATTTGGTGGTGGCCGCGAACAGCGTGATCGATTGCGTCGAGAATAACGGTGCCTGGGTGCTGAGCGGGTTCTACCCGACAGCGTTGCTGCAATCGGTGGCGAGCGGCGACGTGACGCTGGCCGCGCCAGCCGGTGGAAAAATTTGGCTGCAACCCAGCAGCGGCGGCGACGTGATGCTGCCCAATTTGCCGACCTCCGCCGCCGGCCTGCCAAGTGGTGCGGTGTGGCGCCAGGGCACAACTCTGAACATCGTTTAGGAGCGGACATGGCTGCGTATCACCTGATTGTCCACAACCCCTTTGGGCCCTATCCGAAGGGCGCGCATATAACCGACGCCGCCGAGGTGGAGCGCATCCTGGCTGGTCCGCACCACCCCAATGTGCGTCGGATCGCCCCGATCGGTGAGAAGGTGCAGCCGCCCGTGCCGGCCACGGAGACATCGTCATGACGATTTTTGCACTTGGCCAGACAAACACGGCCGCACTGACGGTTCCGAACGTCTATGTGGCGATCGTTCCGCCGCAGATCACCTACATCAACGGCGTGCCCAGCGGCCTGCTGGGCATCGTCGGCACGGCGTCCTGGGGGCCGGTCGGCGCGCCCACCGTGGTGGGGAATTACGGCGAATATGTAACCAGTTTCGGCACGCTTCAGGCACGCCGCTATGATCTTGGCACCGCGGTGGCGGTGGCGGTGCAGCAGGGCTGCAGCAACATGATGTGCGTGCGGGTGACGGATGGCACCGACACCGCCGCCACCTACGCCCTGGCCTACGCCAACTCCAGTTACGGCGCGCTGCTGACCAGCCGCTATACCGGCTCCTACGGCAATGCAACCGGTCTGATCATGGGCCCAGGTTCCGCCGCATCCTCGACCAAGCTCACTCTCACCTCACCGGGCGCGCCTCCGGAGATTTTCGACAACATCCTTGGCAGCGGTGCGACTTTCTGGGGCAACCTTGTCAGCGCGATCAATAATGGCGTCGGGCTGCGGGGTCCATCGCAGTTAGTTACCGCTTCGCTTGGCACCAATACCAGTGCTGCCATTCCCAGCTATGCGGTGACCGCGAATCAGACATTGACCGGCGGGACGGACGGTGTGGCGGGAATCAGCACCGCCCTGCTGCTGGGTGTTGACGGTAATGTGCGCAAGGGGATGTATGCGCTACGCGGCACCGGCTGCTCGGTTGCCATGCTGGCCGACTGTGCCGACAGCACGAGTTGGCCCACGCAAGTGGCATTCGCTCTGTCCGAGGGCGTGTATATGATCGATTGCGGTCCGGCCGGCGACACGATCTCCGACGCTGCGGCGGTGAAGGCCAGCGCCGGGATTGACACCTATGCCATGAAGATCCTGTTCGGCGACTGGATTTACTGGCTGGATACCACCAATGGCGGGCAGATCCGTTTGATCAGCCCGACGGCGTTCTCGGCCGGGCTGCTGGCCAACCTGTCGCCGGAACAATCCAGCCTGAACAAGCAGGTGCAGGCTGTGGTGGGAACGCAGAAAACCTCCATCAACCAGCAATACTCCCAGGCGGATTTGCAACAGCTTGCCGCGGCCTGCATCGACGTGATCGCCAATCCCGCGCCCGGCGGTGCCTATTTTGCCCCGGTGATCGGGCGCAACGCCTCCAGCAACGCGGTGATTCACGGCGACAATTATACCAGGCTGACCAACTTCATCGCCTCCACCATCAATGCCTGGATGGGCCAGGTGGTTGGCTTGCTGCAGACGCCGACGACGCGGCGGCAGGCCTTTACGTTGCTGGACCAGTTCTTCTTCAATCTCTGGCAGCAGGGCATCATCGGCAACGCTGACGGCACGCAACCTTACGGCATCGTTCTCGATGACAGCAACAATCCGCCGTCGCGGGTGGCGCTGGGCTACATGCAGGCGAATGTTCAGGTGCAGTACCAGAGCGTTATTGAATACATGCTCGCCGAAATCGAAGGCGGACAGAGCGTTCAGATTACGCGCCAGGCGGTGGCGCCGGCGCTTGCGACATAGGGAGGCCTGAGCAATGCCGATCAACAGTTTGAACGTCGGTCGTGACGTGGTGGTGGATATCATCGATCCGACCAATGGCGGCGTGTTGGCCTGGGCGACCGTGACCGGCTTCCAGGCGCGGCAGAAAAGTCGCAATCTGCAATCCATCGCGATGGACGGCACCAACAACTATGCCGAGTTGCCACAGGGCTGGGATCTCAGTTTCCAGGTAGACCGTGCCAGTTCGGCGGTAGATGACTATTTTGCCACGCTGGAGGACGGGTATTTCACCGGTGTGGCAACGACAGCGGTGCAGATCACCGAGACGATTTCGGAAGTGGATGGTAGCACGTCGCAATATCGCTATGAAAGCGTGGTGCTGAAGCTGGCCGATGGCGGTTCGAAGACCGGCGATGCCTACATCAAGATGAAGGTCGAAGGCATTGCCAGCCGGCGGCGGAAGATAAGCTGATGGCGCGCGTGACGATTCACGGTGACACGCCGCCGGCGGCCGCCGCGCCGCCGCCCGGACAGTTCAGCATTGAATTGGAGGATGGCCGCACCATTACCTCCAAGCCGATGCTGAAGGTGCGGGAGGAGATGGCGCTGTCCGAACATATTGGGGCCGACACCAGGCTCAATCCGGTCTGGGTGCTGTGGGCGACGATCGCCTGTTGTGTCACCCAGATCGACGACGAACCGGTGCGCATGCCGGTGAGCAAATTGCAGATTGAGGCGCTGGTCGATCGCATCGGTGACGAAGGGATGCGGGCCTTGCTGGTGCGCTATCGGCAGAACAGCGAGGAGCGCGAACGGCGCACCCTGGAGAGAGCAAAAAACTAGCCGGGCACCCCGGGTTCAGAACCGCGCTTTATCTGGTGAGCTGCGGGGTGCCCTATGAAACGGCGTTCGAGATGGATCCGGCCGAAGCGTGCGCGGCTTGCGTGGTGTTCGGCGAAATCGGTGCCGGTGCGCGGCGGCCGGTGCGGTTCGACTGGTCGACAATGAGTTGGGGCGATGATGGCGACTGATATCGCACTGGCGAGCTTCGCGCAGAATTTGCAGCGCTGGATGGAGATTTGGCATTCCATGCAGCCCCACAGCCTGGCGAGCGCGGGTGAAATTCTGCGTGGCGAGGCGGCGGATCTGCAGCCGGTGCTGGGCGACGCGGTGGGTGTTGCCGTGGATGGCGGGACGGGGCAGGTCGGCGTGCCTGAGCGGGTTGGCGATGCGGCGCTGGCGGCGGAATTCGGCACCGAGAGCACGCCGTCGCAGCCGTTCCTGGGCGCGGCGGCAGCGCGCCGGCTGGATGATGTCGGCGAGGTGCTGGCATCCGGCTGGTTGAGTGCATGGCGGCAGAGCCTGCAGGGCCGATCATGATCGAGGCGTTCCGCATCGGCGTGCAGATGACGATGGATGCCGCGGATACGCAATCGGTCGTGCATCTGCTGGCGCGCGATTTTACCGCGTTGAACCAGCAGATCACGCAGACGCAAAGCGGGATCGCCGCGATGCGTGCGGGGCTTAGCGATCTCGCCGGGCAGCGGACATCGCTGCGGCGGGACCAGGACATGGTGCAGCAAACCGCGACCTGGCAGGCCGTTGCATCACCGGTGCAAGCGGCGGCGGCACAATCGCCGCCGAGGTCTGGCCAAACCGTGGCGCGCCTGCCGTTCGATGGCGTGGTGGGGGACATGGTGCGCGGCGATGCGCAGCGGCCGGTTGACTTGCCTGTGCGGGACGATCCGTCGCTGCGGCCGGGGCAACGCCTGGAGGAGCCCGACCCTGCCTTGGCGATCTTGCCGGCGCTGGCGACATTGCTTGATCGGCGGCACCAGCCACAACCCTGGATGGCGGATCAGCCAACGGCGGCTGTTGCCGCCGCGGCGCCCGCGCTAATCGGTGCGGATGGCTCGGTGAGGCAATCCGTGGCGGAGCCGGCCGTTGCCGCATGGGTGCCGATGCGCGATTTTGGGCCGCCGGACAGCACGGCGTTTGGCGGCTTCGCTGCCTGGCCATCGGGCCACGACGCGGTTTCACCGCGGCAGTTCGCCGCGCCGCTCGCTGGTGGAGCGCAGCAAGCCGCCCAACCAGGCGAGACGGACCTGCGCGCGGTGGTTAGTCAGATCGCGGCGCTGACGGCTTTCGTGACGGCCGAGCGTCACCTGCCGCACCCGCGGACGAACCCGGTTCTTCCATCGCCCCCGGACATGTTTACCACGCGGGCGGAGTTGGGGGTGCCGATGCGGGCGGGGGAAGCGGAAGAGCCGCCAACATCGCGCGCCACGCCAGACCGTGGCTCCGCCGAACCGATGCCGCAACTGGTGATCCATACCGACCTGCACCTGGATGGGCAGGTCATTGCGCGTGCCGTGACGCAGCAGATTGTTGACTGGATGAACGCCCCGCTGCCGGGTGCCGGCGGGTTTGATCCGCGACGCTCCTACACGCCGGTTGAGTCCTGAATCATGACCGATACCCCTGTCACGCTCGGCGGCTTCACCTTCACCAGCTTCGCGGTGCCGGAGCGGATCAATGGCGGCGGCCGCCAACGCATGGTGGTGCATCAGTTGATCGGCGGGACGCGCGTGGTTGATGTGATGGGCTGGGACGCCGAACAGATTCGTTTCAGCGGCCGCCTGCGCGGCGCCGACGCGATGCTGAATGCACGCCTGCTGGAAACCCTGGCGCGCAGCGGCATTCCGATCCTGTTCAGCTATTGGACCAACCGGTACCAGGTGGTGGTTGACACGTTCACCTGGAATTTCGAGCGCTTCTACGAAATCACTTTCTCGCTGCGGCTGACCGTGATTGCCGACCTGACCCAGCTTGCCTGGCAAGCGGCGGCGGACACGCTGGATGATGTATTCGGGGCGGATTTGCAGGCCGTGACGGTGGTCGCTTCAGATTTGCCGACGGTGGCGGCCGGGCTGGCTACGGTTGCCACCGCGCAGGCGGCGCAGGGCACTTTGCAGGGGGCGGGAACGCAGGCCCTGCTGCCACTCAGCACGGCGGTCGGCAGCACCCTGAGCACCGCCCAGGGCCTGCAATCCAGCCTTGATAGCGGCTTTCCTGCCGCCGCGGCCGGCGGCGTGGTGGCGGGCGACGATCCGGCCACGCTGGCCTCATCGCTCTCGACACAGGCAGGCAACATGCAGCAACTGGCGGCTTCGACCCAGGCGACCGCGGTGTTGACGCGGATGCAGAGCAATCTTGCGGCAACACCATCATGAGTGGCAGCACAACCTTGATGGTGGCCGGCGGCAATCTGTTTCGCATTGCCGCCGAGCAGCTTGGTGACGCGACACAATGGAACCGCATCGCCGCGGCGAACGGATTGTGGGATCCGTTTCTGGTTGGCGTGGTGACGCTGACCATTCCGCCGGTGGACCCGAATGCCGGCAATGGGGGCATTCTTGGCCAGCCCTGATGTGGTACGCCAGCCGGGCATCGCCATGGCGGTGAACGGACAGCGCATGCCCGGGTTGGTTTCGCTGGCGGTGACCCGCAACAATTTTTTCGCCGCTGACACCTTCACCGCCCACGTCGCCCTCGATCAGACCGGGACCGGCTATGCCGCGCCCTACTGGGCCGATCAGGATACGATTGAACTCAACCTGATGCTGTCGCTGGATGGCGGCGCACTGCAGAGCGTGATCCTCGGGCCGGTGGATATCGTTTCGATCGATCCGGCGCGACAGGTGCTGACCCTGTCCGGCCGCGACTATTCCAGCGCTTTTATCGACAGCAAGACGGCGGAGAAATTCCAGAATCTGACCAGCAGCCAGATCGTGCAGACGCTGGCGGCGCGGCACGGGCTGCAGGCACAGGTTCAGGCCACCACCACACCGGCGGGCAAATATTACGACGTTGACCATGCCGAGGTCACCAACCAGGTGAGCGAATGGACGCTGCTGACCTATCTGGCGCAACATGAGGGCTTCGACATTTTCGTCGAGGCGAAGACGGTCTATTTCCAGCCGCCGGCGACCACCGCGGCGCCATATGTGATAACTTATGATGCCTCCGGCACGATACCGGCGGCAAGCGTCAAAAATCTTGTTATGCAACGAAATCTGGCGCTGACCAATGCCGTGATCGTCAAGGTGATCTCGTGGAACCATGAGCTGAAAACCGCCATTACGGCAACGCGCCAGGCGAAGCCGACGGCGGGTAGCAGCAGCGGCACCTCGCCCACCTACATCTTTCGCGAAGCCGGGCTGACCCAATCGCAGGCCGACAGCCTCGCCGTGGCCAAGCTGACCGACATCACCTCCCACGAGCGGCGCGTCGTGATCGACATGCCAGGAGATCCCAGCTTGACACCGCGGTCGATGCTGCAACTGACCGGTACCGGCACGCAATTCGATCAGACCTACTACATATCGGAACTGCGACTGGACTGTGCGCTGAAGACCGGGCTGCGCATGCGTGTGGAAGCCCGCAACAGCAGCCCGCAGTCGGTGGTGACAGTATGACCGAGGGACTGCGCGACCTGATCCAGCGCGAGGCGGAGCGGGCGGTGAAGCGGCGGGGCTGGCCGCGGATTGGCCTGGTCGACAGCTATGACCAGACGCGTCATGCGGTGAAGGTGAAATATAGCGACGAGGACAAGCTTTCCGGCTGGTTACCGATCGGCTCGGCATGGACCGGCAATGGCTGGGGGCTGCACATGGCGCCGGTGATCGGCGCGCAGGTGGTGGTATCATTCCACGACGGCGACCCCAATGCCGGTTTCGTCTCCCACCAGCTTTACAGTGAGGCCGACAAGCCGCTGGTGGTTCCCGCCGGCGACATGTGGCTGCAGCACCAGAACGGCATCGCACTGAAGCTGCACGCCAGCGGTCTGGTGGAACTGGTTTCGGCTGATATCCAGGCCGGTGCTGCCAACGCGACGTTTCACCAGCTTGTCCATGATGCGTTCATGAGCCTGTTCAACAGCCACACGCATGGCGGCGTGGAGGCCGGCGGCGGGGTTAGCGGTCCGCCTGAAGCGCAGATGACACAGAGCCACCTGACCCAGAACCTCAAGGGTGCCTGATGGTTGATGCAGCCGCGATCTGGCAGAATGATCTGTCGTACAGCCCGACGTCCGACCTGCTGCTGGTCACCGGTTCGGAAGCCGGTCGGCAACGGGTGATAAGGCGGCTGCTGACCAACCCAGGGGACTATTTCGCCTACCCGACCTATGGAGCCGGGCTGCCGGCGATGGTCGGCAGCCTGGCGACGCCGTCGCAGGTGGAGGCGGTGGTGCGCTCGCAGATGTTGCAGGAGGCGGCGGTTGCCGCCGATCCCCCGCCGCAGGTGACAATCAGCACCATTCTCAACGGGATCGCCGTGGTGGTGACCTATAGCGACGCAGTCACCGGCGCGCCGGTGCTGATCAGTTTCGACATCAACAGGTGATGCCATGAGCAGCAGCATTTCCGGACAAACGCAGGGATTTTCCGCGCTGGTGACCGGGCAGGTGAATGTCGTGCAGGCCGCGGCACTGCCGACGGCGCCACTTGATTTCAGCGTAGGCTCGGTGCTGCGGTCGATCACGGAGGGCGTGGCCTGGCTGGGCTTGTGGCTACAGGGATTGGTTCTTCAGGTACTGGCGTTGACAAGGGCCGCGACCAGCAACGGCGAGGACCTCGATAGCTGGATGGCCGACTTCACCCTGACACGTATTGCCGCAACCCGTGCGGCCGGGCAGGTGACGTTTTCGCGCTACACGCCGTCGCAGGCAGCGACGATACCGATCGGCACCAGTGTTGCCACCGGTGATGGGTCGCAGAGTTTCACGGTCATTGCCGATCCGTCCCAGCCGACCTGGAGCGCATCGGCTAATGCCTATGTGGTGCCGATCGGCACCAGTTCGGCGGCGGTTACCGTGCAGGCTGTCACTGCCGGCACTGCGGGTAATGTCGCCGCCGGGCAGATTTCGTTGCTATCGACGCCGATTTCGGGGATCGACACGGTGAGCAACCTGACCGCGATGGGCGGCGGCGTGAGTGCGGAAACCGATAGTGCGTTCCGCACCCGCTTTGCGAATTTCATAAATACGCGGTCATTGTCGACGCCGGCGGCCATCGGCTACGCCGTTAGCACCGTGCCCGGCGTGGTTTCCTACTCGCTCACGCAGAACTTTGATCTGGGTGGAACGTACGATCCGGGCTCGCTGTATGTTGTGGTTGATGACGGCAGCGGCGATCCGCCGGCCAGTCTGCTGTCGTCGGTTTCCACGGCGGTGGACAGCACCGTGGGATGCGGCATCCGCTTTTCCGTGTTCCCGCCCGCCCTGGTTTCCGCCACGGTGACGATGACCCTGACGACACAAAGTGGCTATAACCATGCCACGATCGCGGCTTCCGTGCAGGCAGCCATCACCGCCTACATCAATACGTTGCCGGTTGGCGGAACATTGTCGTTCAATCGGCTGTCGCAGGTGGCTTTCGATACCTCCGCCGGCATCAGCAATGTCAATAACCTGGCATTGAACGGCGGCACGACGGACCTGGTCGCGACCTCGCAACAGGTGATCCGCACCGGTTCGGTGTCGGTGTCTTAAATGGCAACGGGAGATCAGGCCGACGTCACCCAGCGGCTGACGGCGCTGCTGCCCCCATGGTTTGCGGCGGGTGCTTCGCCGGTGCTGAATGCCGTGCTGCAGGCGCCGGCCTACGTGCTGAGTGGCATCTACGGGCTGCTGCAATTCGCCACGACGCAAAGCCGTATCGCCACGGCCAGCGGCGGTTGGCTTGACCTGATTGCCTATGACTTTTTCGGGCGCTCGCTGGCGCGCAGCCCGGGGCAGAGCGACGCCGATTTTCTCAACCACATCCAACGCGAATTGCTGCGCCCGCGTGGGACACGATCCGCCCTGGTCGCGGCGGTGCAGGACCTGACCGGAACAACTTCGGTGGTTATCGAGCCATGGCGGCCGTCGGATTGCGGTGCCTATGGCTATGGCGGTCTCGGCTACGGTGTCGCTGGCTGTTACGGATCGCTGGCGCTGCCGACGCAATGTTTCGTCACCGCCTACCGCGGCAACGGGGCCGCGGATGCGGACATCTATGCGACGGTGGCGGAGACGATGCCGGCCGGAACAACTGCGTGGACACGATTGAGCGGCTGAACGCTGGCGCAAGGCGCCACGCCTTTCCGCTCCACGCATTGCAAGAGAGTTTTGAGGACGCGCATGGACCGCAATATCGTCTATCCCAGCAGCATCCCTCAGGATATCGACATCCTGCTGCCCAATCGCAATGCGATGGTGGCGCTGGGCTATCTGATCCAGGCTACCTTGGGCAGCAACGTCGTGGTGGATGGGCTGGCTTGCGCCGCGGCACCGACCGGTGTCGCGGTGACGGTAGGACCAGGCTGCATCACGCAACTGACAACGATCGATGTGACCAGCTACGGCTCGCTCGGCAGCGACACGCTTGATCCGCTGGTGAAGATGGGCATCAACATCGCATCGGTGACGTTGACCTTGGCCACGCCGACCGTGATTGGCCAATCGATCAACTACCTGATCGAGGCAACTTTCACCGAATATGATGCCGACCCGGTGGTGCTGCCGTACATCAATGCGGCCAATCCGAACCAGCCTTATAGCGGGCCGTCCAATTCCGGTGGGGTGCAGAACACGATTCGGCTGCAACGCGTGTCGCTGCTGGCCAAGGCCGGTGCGTCGGCGGCGACCGGCAGCCAGGCGACCCCGTCGCCGGATCCGAATTATGTCGGCCTGTATGTGGTGACGATTGGCTTCGCGCAGATCGCGGTCAGCAACAGTGCTATCACGACCTACGCGGCGGCGCCGTTCATTCCGTGGAAACTCCCCTCTCTGTCCCCCGGCGTATCACGGATGCAGGTGGTGACCGGCAACATGTCCTGGACTGTGCCGACCGGTGTCGCGCGCCTCAAGGCACGTCTGTGGGGCGGAGGCGGCGCCGGTGGCGCCGGCGGCGGAACCGGCTATGTCGGCGGCGGCGGGGCCGGTGGCGGCTATGTCGAGGCGTATTTCGCGGTGACACCAGGGCAGGTGCTGGCGCTGTCGGTTGGTGCGGGCGGCGTGGCCGGCGTCAATGGCGGCACCGGTGGCACCACGGCGCTGGGCGCGCTCGCCTCCGCCACTGGCGGCTCCGCCGGCACCTCCGGTGGGGCCGGCGGTGTCGGGCTAGGGGGATCGGCGGTCGGGGTAGGGGCGGCCCCCGCTGCAGTGGGGTCGTCCTATCTTTCTGCCGGGCTGGTCGGCCAGAACGGCATCGGCAACGGCTCCGGCCTGATCGGTGGCGGTAGCGGTGGCGCGGAAGGGCGGCTCGGAGCCTTTGGTCCGGCCGGAACGACCAGCACCAGTGTCGCCGGCGGTACGCCGACCTATCCCGGTTCCGGCGGCACTGGTGCTGTTGGCAACGCCGCCGGCGGCAATGGTGCCGCCGGTCAAATCATTATTGAGTGGTAGCAATGTCGGGAACCGCTGCAAATCTATCCAGGACGATCGTGCTGCCGGTGCGGCCGGCGATCGGCTACAGCATGACATGGCCGACGGCGGATCCTGGCGATCTGCTGGTCTACAGCCTGGACATCACCGCCTGGCTGGCGGATGCCGGTACCAGCATCACCCAGGTGGATGTCACGCCGTCGCCCGCCGACGGGCTGATTCAGGTGCCATCCTACAGTTTCAGCGGCGGCGTGATCTCGGTGCAGATCGGTGGCGGGGCAATCGGAACCACTTATGCGATCGGGATCACCGTGATCCTGGCATCGGGTGAGCATCTGCATCGGGGCATCGCGCTGCCGATCGCAGCGCTGACCCAGGCCGTGAGCGTGCCGGCCGACGCGCTGACCGTCAACGGGTTGCCGCTGTCGGTACTCGGCTACCCGCTGGAAGCAGGATAGACAGAATGACAGAAGTTTCGACGCTACCGACGCCGTCCGCAGGGGTGCAGCAGACCGACATCCTGCCGTTGGTGCGGCCGGCGATTGGCAGCACCTTGGCGACGGCCTACGCGCTGACCCTCCAGTCGTTTCCCCTGGTGACATTGGCGGCCACCACGGGGAATACGACGCCGACCACGCTCGTCGCCGCATTCAACAGCCTGACGCTGCCCAATTCGGTATGTGCCGCGCGCTATTCCGGGCATTGCAAGGCGATGAACCCGACCACTGGCCATTACGTCACCTGGGATCTGGCGGTGAGCCTCAAGCGCAGCGCCGTAGGGCAGGTGCCGACGCTCGATTTCACCACGGTGGTGGAACTCTACGCCGACAGCGACCTGGCCGGATGCAGTCTGGTCACCAATGTGAATGTCAACGGGCTGCTGCTGGTGGCAATCGGGCTTGCGGGGACAACGCTGGATTGGACGGCGTCCCTGCTGGTGTCCTGACGCCTCTCGCTTTTTTCCTCGGAATGGGTTCACGACATGACGGAAATCATCGGATTGCCGACCCCCACCGGCGGCCCGGCGGCGGGCGACCTGCTGCCCGTGGTGCGGCCGCAAAGCAATGGCGGGGCGAGCGTGTTCGCCATGCCGCTGTCGATGGACATGGCCTTCCTCAGCAGTTCGCCCTTTGGCGTGCCATTGTCGCAGGTGGTGGCGGATGATTTTATGCTGCGCAGCTACGGCTATGTCGGTGATGGCGTGTCGCATCCGATCTCGGCGATCTTTCCCACCCTGGCCGCGGCGCAGGCGGTCTATCCTTCCGCCCAGGCGCTGACCGACGAGACCGACGGGCTTGCCATACAGACCATTATCAACACGCTCGGCTCAGGAAATCTGCGCCTGGAATTCCCGCCCGGAACCGCGCTGTGCTCACGTCCACCGGTCACCCCGGGGACAATGAATGTGGTCCTTTCCGGCGCATCGGCGGGGGTGACGAGAATCGTTGCGGTAAACGCAGGCAATGATGGCTGGCAGCACGGCCTGGCGGCACCAGGACCCGGACGCTTCGAAGCCCGCAATATCAGTTTTTATTGCATGGGTGTCGGCGGCACCGCGCTCAATCTTGCCTTCAACGGAGCAGTGCCTTCGCTGCAGCTCGACGGCGTGGAAGTTTTCGGGTTCGGCAACGCAACCACCGATTACTGGTCCTGCGGTGTGAAGGCCAACGACGCTACCAGCGCGAAGCTGTACCGATCACGCTTCGGCGGTCCGGTGGGAGCCAGCCCGCTGACGGGCAACGGGTTGATCTTCACCTCCGACACCGCGTCGGTGCAGATGTTCTTCCAGGACCTCCAGATTACCGGCTTCAATTATGCATTTGAGTTTCAGAACAACGGCGCGCCAGGCATCGAAGGGGTGTTCATGCGCGGCGTCAATGTCAATGGCTGCAACGGGTTCGTCACGCAGCTCAACCCGGTCTACGCCACCACGGGATATCAGCCGCCACAATGGGTATTCGATCAGTGCGAGTGGGAGACGCTGGGGCAGACGTTCAATTTCACCGGTGCTTACGGCATCTGGATCACCAACTGCCTGGGCTACCAGACGGGCGGCGCGGCCTACACCGTCATGCAGTTCGCCAACTGCTACGGCGTGGTAGTCCGGTCGACATTGTTTCAGGTGTTGTCGGCAGCCTCGCCGACCGCCCTGATCCACGTGGCAGCCAACTGCCAGGAGTTCGATATCAGTGATAATTTTTTCTACGTCTTTGGCAGCCTGAGCGGACAGGCGATCCTGATCGACGCCGGCAACCGGGCGATTGTCGAATCGGGGAGCCAATTTCCGTCATTCCCGGCGGGCAAGACCATGGTGACAAACAATGCGCAGGGTGGCGGCAGCGGCTCAGTGTCATTCACCAATGCCGTGAATGGCGGGGCGCAGGCCTTTCGCGATGGTACCATCCTGTACGTTGGTAGCCAAGTCGGCGCCGTCTCCATCGTTGGGGAATTGTCGGTGACGTTTCCGGCGGGCCTGTTCTCCAGCACGCCGGGGACCATCATCGCGGTGAATGGCGACTACGGCGCCACCGTTGTGGAGCCGCAACTGCTATGGGGCTATAGCACCGCCACCGGGTTTACAGTGGCGTTTCCCGGGGTGGCCGCCGGCACCAATGTCCGTGTCAATTATCTCGCAAAGGGCTCCTAGTACGGAGTTTCCCGCAAACCACTTATATCACACGGATCGAACTTGGTAGGATGGGTGCAACCCATCTTCTATAGCTACGGCTTTCATCAGCGCCATGGTTCTGTGCAAAGATTTTTTGACGCAGATGAACACAGATGGACGCAGATAGCGAAGAAATCTGCCTATCCGCATCCATCTGCGTCAAGACTCCTTTCTTCGACAAGGAAACGCCGCACCAATATCAGCCAAGGGCGCGAAACGGTCAGCAGTTCTTCAACGTCGATAGGTTTCGCATAGTGCCGGAAAATCATGATGGAGCCTCGCCGCGTGCAGACGCCGGGGAGGCGCTCCAGCGCGCCCTTGCCGCCGAGGAGGCCGATCGCGTCTTGGCGCGGTTCTGGCGCGATCGGCTGGACATCGATCTCGAGGACAGTAGTGCCCTGAGATCATTCAGATCAGACATCGAATTCGCTCATCGCAAACGCATACAGCAGGAAAACCGCACTGGCTTCTGGAAGCTCGCCTATGTCGCCGGTGTTACCGCCGTTGTCTCGGCCATAGTAACCTACATCGCCAGTTGCGTGTCGGCCTGGGTGCATCTCGGGAAACCCCCATCATGATACGAGATCATACCGTTCCGGTTCTGCCGGCAGTCGGGAAACTATTGGCGATCAGCCTGGGCCTGACCCTCGGCATCGGCGGAGTGGCAGCAGTGGAAATCTGGCCATCGTCCTTGCCGCGCCTGGTGTTCGCATCCGCGGCCGATGCCGACGCCGACGGCCAAATCCAGGTGTTTGTTTCCATGGATCCCAGTGTCGCCTGTGCCGTACACCAGCCGCGGTGGCTGTGGCTGCCGCGGTTATCGGCGCAGGGGGCGCGGAAGAATGACGCCGCACCGGAGCGCAACACGGCCGAGCCCGGCAGCATGGCGGCACGGAGTTCACGATGAGCGATGCCAATCTGGCGACCTGTGCGGATTTCACGTTTGGCGCCGAGGGCGGCGACGTGATCAGCCGGGACCTGGACGACGGCGGCAACTGGTCAACCGGCTTGGCCGGCCATGGTGTGCTGATCGGCAGCAAGTACGGTGTGGCCGCGCCGACATTGATTTCCTGGCTGTCGCCCGAACCGGTGACGGCAGCGACCATGGCGGCGCTGACAGTGCAGACGGCGACGGCCATCTTTGCGGCACGCTACTGGCAGGCGACAGATTGCGCGGCTCTTCCCGGCGGCGTTGATCTGATGATTTCGGATATGGCGTTCAATGCCGGCGACGCCAGTTCGGTTCGTCTTCTGCAACGGACAGTCGGCTTGCAGGGCGATGACATCGACGGCTGGTGCGGCCCGGAAACGGTTGCCGCAATCGGGAAGGTAGATTTCCCCGCCCTGGTGCCGGGGCTTTCCGCCATGGCGGCGAAGGCGGTGCAGACGCATGTCGGTGTGGTTGCGGATGGCGATATCGGTCCGCAATCGCTTGCCGCCATCGCCGGCCGGCCGGATCAAATATTCATTCTGTGCGCTGCTCTCGCTGACGCGCAGCTTGCCTATTACCGCAGTTTGGAAGCCTGGCCGCTGTACGGCCGCGGCTGGTCCAACCGCGTATCCGCCCGCCTGACGGCGGCGCTGCAACTGGCCGCCTAGTTTTTCCTTCGAACAGAGCTTCAGGACAGCAATAGCCATGAATTCGATCTGCAGTTTTCTTCTGGCGCGGCTGGAGGAGCCCAGCACGCGCGCCGGTGCCGCTGCCGCGCTGGGTGTTATCGCAACCGCGATCGGCGCATCCGGCGGCAGCCGTTTCGCACTGGGCGGGATCCTGCTCGCTGCGTTGATGGCGGCGGTGAGCGCGATGATGAAGGCTGATCCGCGGGTGATGGTGGCGGTGAAGACCGCCGCCGATGTGGAGGCTGACCTGGCGCCGCTCGCCGAGGCAGCGGCGCCAGAAGCGGCACCGGTGATCCGCGCCGTGACGACCGAGTTGCGGACGCTGACGACACCCTGAACCGGGCCGGCTATCCCAGTATCACATGAACGGAGCCCTAAATGCGTGCAGACCTGCTTCACGTTATCGCGGCAGTTGCCAATCCGATTCGCTGGAACAGCCGCATACGGCTGGCGCGCGATTTCATTGCCCACATGTTGGATAGTGGCGTGCATGTCACCATCGTGGAATGCGCCTATGGCGACCGTCCGTTCGATCTGGCCGAGGTAGCGGGGATCAATCATGTCGGCGTGCGGGCGAAAACGCTGCTGTGGAACAAGGAGTGCCTGCTGAACCTTGGCATGGCCCGCACCCCGGCCGCGAAATATCTCGCGTTTCTGGATGCCGACATAAGGTTCCGCAAACCGGATTGGGCAGCCGAGACGGTGCATGCCCTGCAGCAATATGACGTGGTTCAGCCCTGGAGCGACTGTTACGATCTGGGGCCGGACGACGATCATCTGCATGTGCATCGTTCATTCTGCCGGCTATGGGCAGATGGACGCCCGATCGTGCAGGGCCCGAATGCGCTGGACGGCTACCAGTTCGGCCATCCCGGGTACGCCTGGGCCTTCACGCGCCAGGCGCTGGACTGGCTGGGCGGGCTGATCGAAACCGCGTCACTGGGTGCTGCCGACCATCATATGGCGCTGGCCTTGATCGGCCGCGTCACTGACAGCATCCCCGGCACGATCAGCGCCAACTACAAGAAGCCGATGCTGCAATGGCAGGCCCGGGCGATGCGGCATATCGCCGGCAACATCTCCTACGTGCCGGGCACGATTGAGCATTTCTGGCACGGCGCGAAGGAGCGGCGGGCCTATGTCGACCGCTGGTCGATCTTGACGGGCAACGGATTTGATCCGGAGACCGACCTGAAGCGGAACAGTTTCGGCGTGTTCGAGCTGGCCGGCAACAAGCCGAAATTGCGCCGCGACATCGATGCGTACTTCCGTAGCCGCAACGAAGACAGCACCACCCTCAACTGACATCGCTCATATTCGGGAGTTTCGGGAATGCGACATTTCGCAATGGTCCCCTTGTGTCTGCTCGCCCTGCTGGCGGGATGCGGGAGCAGCGTGCCGGCGGATTTCACCGCCCGCGCGCAGGCGGCACTCAGCCTGATCGAAGCCGCGGAGGATATCTACTTCACGGCCGCCGGGGCGGATCCGACCTTGCAAGCTGATGCTGCTGCCGCCAACCAGGCGGCAGCAACGGCGATTGCCTCCGCCGGCACGCAACAAGCCGTCACCGCCGACATCCAGGCGGCATTCGCGGCGCTGGGCGCGATCGACGCCGCTTACGCGAAGCTTGCGCCGGCCGACGCGGCGCGTGCGGCGATGTTCGCGCAGTACCTTTCTTTGGCGCAAGCGGCGGTGACCGCGGCGCTGCAGCTTGCCGCGGGGACGTAAGATCATGGTTCCGCACAAGAAGCTCGGCCGGCTCCCGCGCACCTATGACCAGCGGGTGCCGCATCTGTCGTCGCTGATGGCCGGTCGCCTGAGCGCGCTTGCACCGCCGCCCGCGGTGGTGGACCGGATGTCGAAACTGCCGGCGAACTGGGGCGTGATGGGCAATGATCGGCTCGGCGACTGCACCTGCGCCGCATTGGGCCACGCGGTGCAGCTCACCAGCTTCGTGATCGGTCATGAGCGCACCCCGGATGACGCGATGGTGTTGCAGCTCTACCAGCAGGCCTGCGGCTGGCGGCCGGATGATCCATCCTCCGACCGTGGCGGTAACGAACAGTCGGTGCTGAGCTATGTGCACCAGCATGGCATTCCGCTCGCACCTGGTCAGACCGACGCGGTTGCGGCCTATATCGAGGTAGACCCCCGTAACCTTGATGACCTCCGGCGGGTGATCAACGAGGCTGGCTTTGTCTATGCCGGCGCCGATATCCCGGAGGCCTGGACGCAGGGCACCGACTGGACGGCGCCGAGCCCTGGCACCCGGCCTGCCGGCGGACATGCCTTCATGATCGGCAGCTATGATCGGGATTTTTTCTACGCCGTGTCCTGGGGCGAGGTGGTGCGGATCACGCCGGCCGCCATCCAGGCTTGCGTTGTCGAAGCCTATGCCGTGGCGCTGGACTCATGGTTCGCGCGCAGCGGCATCACCGTCGGCGGCCTGACCAAAGCTGAGCTGGTCGAGGCGATGCAGGGGCTGGCCGGCTGA